ATTTGCGGCGTAGCCTTTGCCGCACCTCCGTCTGAACTCCAGATTCCCAAAAATCATCTGGGCTGGGGTTCTCAGTAAAATACTGAAGGAGGGACTCCCACTTATCGCGCTTAACCCTTTTGACACGTGTCTCAAGGGCGAGCACAAACAACTCCTCACGGAACAGATTCACATTGAACCTGCGCCGACTGGCAGCAGTGCCAGAGGAGAAAGTCTGCAAAGCGATAGGAAGGCCGTCCGGATCCCGTGATATGGGTATATGCCTCAGAAATTCTGAGGGTACCCACGACTCTATCACACGAGATGTGTGAAAGAGACCCCTGCGATAGAAGTTATTGCTAACCTCTATACAGGACGTTACGGTTTCTGGACTATCCGTATCCTCTATGTGCTTAACGTAGGCCGGCGTAACGTCGGTACCACGGAAAGCATCCATCCCACACGACTCGGCAAAGTTACCGTTGAAGTGTGATTTGGCTCCATTAATTTTGAGCTGGCAAAGCTCAAGGAGAGAGGAAAGGGCAGGCAGAGCCAGTGACGGCAATATTATATCATCGCCGTACACTGTAACCTGTTTCGAGGCCTTTACAATGGCCTTACGAAGGTCCGACCCCTTACGAAGTCGGCCACCAGTAGAGCTCCACGCGGTTGCAGCTATTGCCGCAAGGGCGTAGATGATGGATTGCAGCGGAAATACCGTTGCGTTACCCTGCGGCGCATACTTGCGCAACTGGATACGCTGACCGGTATAGGTGGGATCCTCAAGAGCAGCGGATCTACATGATGCAAGTGCATCAAGTATCTCCGGTCTCCTACGAAGAACCCGTTCCACTGTCCAACACGACAACCTGTCGGAAGCATCCTTGAGATCGACAGTCGCAAGACTGCTATCAGAGGATGCTTCCAGCGCACGGCCAGCACTCTTCTGTTGACTAGATATGTCAACTGAAGAGGATAGGGCCGTGCATTTTATACAGGAGCGAAGATACTTTCGCATCCCCCCCTGTATGAACTGGTTGGCTGTAGGCTCAGAAGCAATCAATCTTGGCTTCTCTTGGTTCTTTGGAACCGCGATTAGCTTTGAAGGATGCTCGTGCTGGTCCTCTAGTTCCAACATGTTTGCCTCGTCACACTCTAAGTAGAGCCTGATATTGGCAGATCCATGATGGCACCTTTGGAACACTCTACCGAGCTGGTTAGACCAAATCTCGAAAAGGTATTTATCGTCCTTTCCGAGACGGCCATCAGCCACAGCACCTGGTCCATGGTTACCTATAATGGAATCTGGATGAAACGCTGGGAACATACTTACAACCATGTCACACACCCTTTGAAAGGTAGTGACTAGGTTGGTGGGTACATACCCCGCGCTATCAAGGAAAAGATCGCCTTGATTATCACCCAGCAATGCATCAGCGAAGGCGATGGAACCGTTGAAAGTACCATCACCCCAGCCGTCACTGACAGGCCTAAGAGACCTATCTGTAACAAAGAAAGCATTGACTGTCTCCCTCGTGAAAGCCTCATCGCAAGGTATTTCTACCTTTTGAAAGGCACGCAGAACTTGGCGCAGTGAAGAAACTGCGGTGGGATCAGCGTCAGGAAGGAGGATTCCATTACTATCGAAAACCCTCTCGAAAGATGTATGCATAAACGTCGGAAGGCCGTCCTCCTCCTTACCAAGGAGTGGGAATAGCCCAGGATGAAGCATGCCTCGAGAAATGGCATAGTCAAGTAACTTGCCATAGGCGGGCAGGTCAAGAAAGACAGACCTAACCCCCCGGGTTTCAATAAGTGTCTTTATGCGGTTAAGATCCCGCTCAAAGCCACTAGGGTTGCATTGCCCCCACATACGAAAGTCCTCAAAGAGGGCCTCGTATATGGCGGTGATTCGACAACTGATTCTTTTCATGCTGGCTCCTTTCTTAAGGGAGGCAACATAATCAGGCCCG